TTTGTGTACATGGACTCAATAGCGTAAGACTGAAAACGAAGATCTGGCTTTGTATTAGCTGTTATGTTGTACTTTTCTTTTCTATATCTCTTTGATAGAGCTTGAAATGGATCTCCATTTGGCGCTCTTGTGATCCACGTCATGTCCTCGGCACTCTTTATGTGTGTCTCAGCAGACCTCTTGACAACCTTCTCATAAAATTCAGGCTGAGATGTCATGTGCCTTATGTCTTTTGCGACATCAGCGCCTATGTTAATAGCCATAAGATGACCTCATTCTAAATCTTGGCACTCTTCGTGGAGTGCTAAGAGATCCAGTTAGGCGTTGGAGGTTGATCTGTAAATAGTTGACGTACTTACGATAATAGTTCCCTGCTTTCATAAATGCCATGCTATCTGCATTGGTGGCATCCTGCTGGAACCATAATTCTAAAAACTTGTATGTGAGTAGATTAACAAGAAGATCCTCATCATCTACAACGTATAAGGCATCCAATAATGCGGTTTCACTCGCATAGGTGCCATCGGTAACATATCCACCGAGTTTTTCCAAGATGTCTGTCTGTAACTCGCTCTTTGCTTTATCCAATACAAGGGTATCACGAGAAGAGATCCCTACTGTGCTTCCTACAGCGACAACATTCAAATCTCTGAATGTTTCCCCCTCAAAAGCATCTATATCATCCCTTGTCAGAGTCAGACTGCTGAATGGCATCTTTATCTTGGTTTAGTAATCTTGCTGTTTTAACGATCATATAGAATAATGTCACCAAGCCTACAGCCAGTGACACAATCGTGTTGATCTGTGAAAGGCTGATAGACAACACTGTGCCAATCATGCCTACCATTGAATGTGTATCTACGCTTTGTGACATTTTAGCCTCCATATAAAAGAGTGGGAGCCCTCAGATTGAGAGCTCCCTTACTCAGTTAAACTTAGGCTTTCGCAGCTGTACCACGAACGTAACGAACACCGAGGTCTGGGTAGAACAATTTAGTTCCATACAGAACTTCGATAAGAACGTCAGCACCTGATTTGGTTTCTTCTACAGTCAGAGTGTAGTTTACTCTGTTCATAGGCTCGAAACCAGCAGCTCTACGCACACCACCATTACCAGCATCGATAGACTGCATAACAGCAGTTACAAGGCTGATTGCACGTGGATCGTAGAAGAACTCATTGGTTCCAGTAGAAGCCAATGGTACTGCGTTGATTGTATCGTTGTTGGTAACTGCTTTGCGTAATGGCTCAGCGATTGTCAGAACAGTACCACTTTGTGATACTACTGTGTAGAAGTCGTCTGTGCTGTTAGCAGATCCAAAATAGATCACATCGCCAGCAACGAGAGATTGAGCAGCAGCAGATCCAGAACCATTGTCAATTGTAATGGTTTTAGCAGATACAGCAGCGTTAGCAGCGACAACAGCGTCAGTGATAGTAGCAGCAGTGTGGCTTGAGCCAAGGTTGTCAACATAGAAGTCGAAACCGAAGGCTGATCCCATGCTACCTGAAAGCTGGATGTCAGCAGATCCACGTGTGTTGGCTTGATGGAACAAGTTTAGTCCAAGCAAGTCAGCTTCAGCATCTGGGGAAAGAACAGAGATAGCTCCTTCATTCCAGTACTTACGTGCTTTGAGGATTCTGCGTGCTTCACGAAGGTCAGCATCGTCAAGAACAGTTGCGTTACCATTGATGTCAGCGAAAGCAGCTTCAAATTTGAGGGCTTCTGCTTTAACATCTTGGTTGATTGCATCAATCAAAGAGTGCAGACGAGGTACGAAGTGTTGTTGCACAAGGTCAGGAAGAGCAAAACGCTGATCTGCTTTGTCGATAGCGAATTGGATGAATTTGTGCTTGTTGATTGTCAGTGTAAGTTCGTCAGCATCAGGAGTTGTGATAGCTGAGTAGTTACCTGTGTAATCAGTTACATCTGATACAGATGTTTTGACTGCACGTGTGATGTTTACTGCTTTGTTACGAGCTGCAACAAGGCCTTCGACATCAGCGCCTGCTACGTTGGTAACAGACTGGGAAACCATAGGACGTGAAGGGAATTGGTTCGCAAGGAACACTTCCACCCATGCTTCTGGTTCGTAGATGGAGAAATTGGAGTTAATTGCCATTGTCTTATCTTGATTTTACGTTATGAGGATGTAGCCACGTGATGTGGCTACAAGTTCTTTGGTTTAAGGTCTATTGACCATAATGGCAATTAGGGTATTGCCGAACCTACTGGTTATTCAGCCCAGCCTACTTCCCTTGCTGTGTTATACATCTTTGCTGCCCTTGCCTGAGCATCGGCACTCTTAGATTGCAGAAGGGAACGAAATTCTGCTCTGCTGGGTTTTGATGATATTTGTCCATCACCTGCTGCGCCACCTGTTCCCTGTATTCTTTGGGACATGTATTTATTCTCACGAACAAAATCACGCATCACGCTTGACATCGACTTTCTATTACCCTCCTGATCCAGCACTGGCGTGCCATTTCTGGTTGGATAGAATTGTCCATCACGCTCCTCTATCTCATATTCCATGTAGAAGAGGTTTTTGAGGTGTTCTGATTTCAGGGATAGATTCCCTTCAGCTGATAGGGAAGAGATTGCCTGATCCATCGTTGCATCCAACTTTGTCTCATACATGAAAGCAGCGTAATTATCCTCTGCTTCCTGAGCTTTCTTATTGGATTCTTCGAGCATCTTGCGCAACTGTTCCACCTCACTAACATCATCCCTTTTAGGGGATAATTTGCTGGACAATGCCGATAAAACATCATCGAGGCTATCTGCCTCATCAATACCTAAAGAACTCGTAAACTTATTCAGCAGGTCTCTCTCAGCCTTACTTTTACCTTCGTTGTAACCCTTCGAGAAGATTTTGCTGGTGTCTACTTCTACTTGTTGCGTTTGCTGTGGAGTTGCAACGTCCTCCTGTGGAGCATTTTGGGTCTGCTCTAAGACCTGTTCTTGTTCACTCATTAGTTAAGTTACTAATTAAAGTTATCAGGAATCAATACTGCTTTGGCTTTCCTCTTCGATCATATCTAATGATCCACCAAGTGATTCCATAGCTTCTGAGGAAAGAAGTTCTGGCTGTGCTTTCATAGCCAATCTCGTTCTGTCAATGATATTCTGAAGAGCAGATAGATCACTTGGCTTTTGAGGCATGCCGAGTGTTTCAATCTCTTCCATGATTTGATCCTTGATCTCTGATGGGGCGCTACGCTTACGCAAATACTCGTGAACTTGATACTTGTATAAGCCAAGATTTGTTACACCATATTGTGCACCTTCTACCAGATCATTCCAGATTTCGTCAGCACTGGACAAGTCATAATGCTTGGAGTAGTTGATGAAGAAATCATCAGGGTTTTCTCCACGAATCATGGCCTGCATTTTGAGCTGGTCATTTTCGATCTCTTCCATGTCCATAGCGGTTTGAGCCAGTAATCCCTGTTCTTCTACGTTGTCGAATCGTTTGGCTGAACCACTTACGTTGGACTTGACTACGCTCTTATCTCTCACGCTCGCCAAGAGGAAGATTAAACTCATTAAATCCCTAAATATGACCTCACGTAAATGCTGAAGGCCTTCCATGCTTGCTTGATGGAATAAGGTGCTTGGTACTTCCATATCATCAGGATAAACAATGCACATACCAACAGCTTCTTTAATGTCATTTGCATTGTATTTACTATCTTGTTCAATGCCTGAAAGTGCTTTTGCAATGCTTTCACTATATACTGGAATAGGGTGTGCAAATAATTCTGATCCTTTCTGTAGGTCGTAGAATAATTCAGATGCAGCCAGATATAGACCTTTGAGGCTGTAACGTCTTGGCTTACCTACGACAAATGATGTGTTAGCGTCAACAGCGCCACGAAGCAAGGTGGCAGGAACTCTACCAAATGGGTTTTCCATATCAGTAATTAGTTCCTTAGCACCTGATCCAGCAACTCCCTCTTGATGGTAGACTTGGATGCGATCAGGAGTAAACACACGCCATTTGGTGTGTTGCTTTCTGTCCAGAGTCCAGTATCGTTGCTTGGTAATGAGCAGGACAAGTTGCCCTTGCTTGAAATCAAAATTGTATAACTCGTGTGGGCGAATCACATAAGAATAAGGAATGACCATGCCATTGGAGTCGAGGATGGTTTGACCTTTATCATCTATCATGACATCTGTGATAACAGCGCCAAAGCCCAGTACCTCCTTAACGAATAGAACCTTATCACGATAGAACTCTGTGATGCCAGCGCCAGCATCATCATAATGAAGCTCCTTGTTGAGCCAGAATGGAATGTAATCATCGCAATAAGTACGATTCACATTATTCTCATCATAGATGCGCTGCTGGGCAGAAAGGAATTTGCTCTCCAATGGGAACAAGCGCATACGTTCCAACTTCTCTTGATACTCATCGTTGGACTCGATAGAGGATTGCTTGATGATATACGACTTATCAGAGAAAATGTTTCGGTCAGGTACTAAAAACTCATCGTATTCACTTTGATACCATGAGTTCATTACCTTACTGCGATTTACTGTGATGTCGTAATAGGCGTGCGATATTTCTTGATCCAATACACGTTTTACCGCTTCTTGGTCAACAGAGAACTTCCCTCTTAAGTCAATCATTTTCTTGCTTTTCCTCTGGATTTGCGTGCCTTATCTAAGGCGATTGCGATTGCCTGCTCACGTGTTCTACCCTCTGCAATGAGCATGCGAATATTTTCTGAGATCGTCTTTTGTGAGTATCCTGATTTAATTGGCATATTAATCTGGTCTTTTTACTGATCCACCCTTACCAGCCCACAATTCTTTGTTTGCCCAGTAAGCCGCAGACATCTTGCCTTTCCTGATGTTTGCTGCGTGGCGAGCCTTGAATGATGCCCTTGCTTCTGGCGAATAATTATGGCCATATCTACTATCGCCAAAGTGAATGAGTTTGATCTGATCTCCCTCTTTGGCCAGTACCATCATCTTCTTGTTCTTGCGTGGGCTTCTCTTTGGCTTGTTATAGCCATCAAAAGTATAACCAGCGTACTTTATTTTCCCAGATGGTAATCGTATAGGTTTTGCCATAATGGGTAAAAATAAGTACCAACTTCGCCACAAATCAATACTCTTTTAGATACCTCTCTTGTCTGCAATATTGTTTACTGTATCACGTAGAGATTTCACAGATTCAATCATAACATCATCCATTTCCACCTCATCACGATAGCTCTTGAGTAGCACATCAGCGCCCTGCACTAAGCTCTCATCCTTTGTTGGGTACATCATGCGTCCAGAGTGTTCTACCAGAATCTCTTGATCCAGATACACGTTAAATCCAAGTTGACGTGCAAGTTTACAGAAATAGTAATCCTCTGATAGGTAGTACCCATTATCATCATCTACACCTACGTCAAAGAAGTTGTAATAATTCTCACTTTGGCGCTCGTGTGGGTATGGCTTATACTTACGCTCTGGG